CACGCATCCAGCCCAATACTCCAAGTCAGCGATTGGAAACATTATGGCAACCAAGGGCTATGACCAAGTGACATTCGTTGACGCTGATGTTTTGATTGCAGCCGATTGCCCCAAGCTATCCGAGGACGCTGGCGTGTTCTGTGCCTTTGACGAGGGAGCTTACTTGGATCGCAAGCCAGATATGGTCAAGCTTGCTGGAGCTTTTGGCGGTGTGATCGAGCCGAAGTTCTATGTCAACACTGGCGTATTCGTAGTGCATACCAAGGCGGTTGGTGTTCTGTCAATGCCACCCATTGGCCTGCACCCTAACCACTTTGCCGAGCAGACCTGGCTCAACGTGATGGCGCACCTATGGAACATACCGCTAACAGAGCTTGACCCATCATTCAACTGCATGACCAGCGTGGAGTCGCACTTTGGATTGGACCGCTACAAGGACGCTATGATTATTCATTACGCTGGTCAATCAAACGATCTAGTTAAGTTAGCTAACCAGATTAAAGAAGACGAAGCGAAGCTGGTGGAGCTGGGTCGGTGAGGTCCACCCAACTATGTCGCGGTGATTACGATGACAGGGTGCAGCAGTTGGCTGGGGAGGTTGCACTCCAAGCTATTCGCGACCTGCGGATGCTGCGCAAGCGAGGGATGGTTAAGGGCATGAAGATTGTTAAGGATCACACAGGCGTGCCACTCAACGATGCGCTGGAGTACAAGAACTCGCACGAGGTACAGAAGCTGTTGCGTGACTTTAAGACTGGCGTTGTCTCTTGGTGGTGCAGAGCAAGCGGGGTTGCAATAGATAATCGCACGTTGCTACGGAAACTAAAGGAAAACGACTATGTTCTGCCTACTTGATCTTGCTGGAGTTGTTTGGGTAATCGGTTGGTTTGTGCTTTACAGTTCGCTGACTTTGTCGGCAATCTATTGCGCGGGTTACTTGATCTTCAAGTTAATCGAAATCATAAGAAAGGAACTAGACAGATGAGGAAAAGAAAAGCTGGGAAGCATATCAAGCTTCTAAAAGTTGAGGAGTACGATGCAGTCAAGATTACAGTCAATGTTGATGATGATCTTTACGAAGCTATGGCCGAGGCTGGCCGACAACATATTGTCAAAGACAAAATGGCTTGCTTTGAATATGCATTAAACCAAGCATTACTTGAGCTATCCAAGGAGATCAAATGAACGAGTTTAAGCAGAAGGTATTAACAGCAGCCGTAGATCGCTACGTCCTAACTCCAGCGCAGTGCATGATGCTGCGCCAGGATGCAGAAGTGGTCGGGATGAAGCGTGCAACCGTGATGAAGAAGGATGGGACTACGCGAAGGTCGTTTGCTAGGAGTTGCTCTTCGTGCTGGATTCCTTACGCCAAGCATAATAACTGGATCTATAACATCATGCAGGAGTTGACTAGCTCCATTAACGCAGAGCATTGGAGGTTTGATGTTACTGGTCTTCAGCAGTTGCAGATTCTAAAGTACAATCCACTCCAGCAGTTCTGGTGGCACTTTGATGCGTTCACATCAGAAGCACCAGTGCGCAAACTTACAGCCGTGGTTAACCTATCTGAACCCAATGAGTATCTTGGCGGCGGGTTGCAGGTTAAGGCTGACATAGACAACGCTAGGTTTATCCGCGAGCAAGGAGCAGGTTGCTGGTTTCCATCCTACATCGAACATCGTGCGCGTGCGCCAATATGGGGAACACGCTGGGTGTTGGTGGCCTGGATAACTGGACCTGCGTGGCTGTAATGGCAACGCTCAACGAGAATATCCCTAGCTTCAAGGCTATGGTGAGGAAGTCGTTTTTCACCAAGACCGAGTCGGACAAGGAGTTTTACAACGTCTATGTGTTCGCCTTGCAGTCTTGCGCTGGGGCAATCCTAACCTTCCACGTTATGACTGACTCTGGAATGCTGCGGAGTCGAGTGCCGCTATCAGAGATATACACTCACGAGCCAGAGGCCGACATCCCATTCAACCACAAACAGCTTTGGGACTGCTTCAGCGAGAATGTAACCGTTACCGAGTACAGCTTTCTAGCCTATCATCGCGCCCAGATCCTGCTTAGGGATGCGACTAAGGTTTGGGGTACATATTTATTTACTGTGGATTGGTTTAACAATCCCTACAGCGATGAGCCATCTGACTACAAGTGCGGTCATGTGTTCGCTGGCGATGATGGGTACTTGCTGTGCATGCCCAACAACCGAATCTTCTGGCGGGATAGTAATTGGGTTACTAAGAAGTTGCCAGATAACCTCAAGCAGTTTTGTGTTGATACTGAGCTGCCCAGCGTAGAGAATCAGAGTGACAAGTGGGTGACGGAGGATAGCGATAGCTTTTACTATGACATTAAAGAAAGGGATACACAATGAATGTAGAGGCTAAGAACAGATTGAAGTGGGCGAGGGATATGCTTGCCATAGCCAGAGAGAAGCTTGTCCTAGAGCGTAACCGCGCAACTCACGGACGCTCGGTAGATATGATTCAGATTATTACGATGGTGGATGCAGCAAGCCTGGTGTGCAAGGAAGTGGTGGGTGAGGAATGAAAAGCAAGGATGAGTTGGCGATGCAGGTGAAGAAGGAGTGGGATGAGCAGGGATGGAGATGGAAGCTTTGGGTCGAGGCTGGTGGATTTAGGAGTGAGGTATTTTGTTATAGCAGTGCCGAGGAAGAGTATTTCAAATGCGTCAGGGAATTGATTGACCACGCTTACCAGATGCAGAGCGTATGAGCGTAAAAATACTACAAGGCGACTGCATTGAGCAGTTAAAAACTTTGCCAGACCAATCAGTTAATTGTTGCGTAACAAGTCCTCCGTATTGGGGATTGCGTGATTATGGAACTGGAACTTGGGTTGGTGGTGATAGTTCTTGCTCGCACAAGCGGGATAGCAAGCAGTCGGACAAGACGCAAACAGGCCATAGAAATCTGGAAGGGGCGGTTGGGGATGGTATATACAAGGACGTTTGCAAGCGGTGTGGTGCTGTTCGCAAGGATAACCAAGTTGGACTTGAGTTAACTCCAGAGCAATACACGGCTAAGATAGTATCCGTATTCAGAGAGGTTCATCGTATTTTAAGAGACGATGGGACATTGTGGCTTAACCTTGGCGATTCATACGCATCTTATAGGGATGGCAAGGCAACTCCAGATACAGCTAGGAATGGTAACAATGGAACGCTTGTTGATTCTGGTTTGGCTAAAAATAGAATGGCATCAACTTTCGCTGGGACTAGCGTAAAACACAAGGACTTGGTTGGAATACCTTGGAGAGTTGCTTTTGCGCTACAGGCAGATGGTTGGTATCTGCGCCAAGACATCATTTGGCACAAGCCAAACCCTATGCCCGAATCGGTTAGAGATAGATGCACCAAGGCTCACGAATACATTTTCTTGATGACCAAGAAGCCGAATTATTATTTCGATAACGAGGCAATCAAGGTTGAGTCAAAGCAGGATTTGGGTACGCGGGACAGAGTAAACGCATACGAAAAGGCAAACAAGCGGAGCGTTTGGTCAGTTAATGTAAAGCCATACAAAGAGGCGCACTTTGCAACATATCCAGCAGAGTTAATTGAGCCTTGCGTTCTTGCTGGTTGTCCTGTTGGCGGAACTGTTCTTGACCCATTCGGTGGTAGCGGAACAACGGCGCAGGTGGCGGTTGAGCATGGCAGGAATGCTATCCTTTGTGAGCTTAATCCAGAATATATAAAGCTGATAAATAAAAGGATTGCAGAAGCACAGCCGTTACTGCAAATGTAGTCAGAGTAACAAAGGAGAAAACCAAATGAAACTATGGACAAATAACACAAACGCAATTCACAAAGTCGATGACAATATGCTCTATCCGCGCACTACCTATGTGCTGCCCGATGAGCTAACTGGACCAACCTGGGACGATTCAATCCCTTGCCCACACAAGATCAAGCCGTATTACAAAGGGCGTGCTGCTGGCGGGGCAACAGCCGTCTACCGCGCTGGTGCAATCGGTGACGCAATCATTGCTACTGCCTTCGTCAACTACTTGGTGCAAGAGTCGGGTGGGGTTGTGGAGGTTTACGCTCCTGCTCGCAACCTGCCTCTCTACGCTGGGCTGGGTGCAAAGCTGTGGCCGTTGCCTGCATCGCTGGAGGCTTGGGATTCTTTTGACGCACACCTACCTACTGACGATTTGTTCAGCGGGCAGGTTGGTAACACGAAGCTAGGCACTGGCGGTGGTAACTGCTACCAGAGGATCTACGAGTGGATGGGTGTATGGGATGAGAAGACGATGGCTAAGTATTGTAAGCCAGTTCTACATCTCATTGAGCCAGACCACGAAGAGTTGAAGGCTATGGGCAAGTGGCCGTTGCCTAGTCCGTTCTTTGCCTACCACGTTTCGTCCAGTGGTCCGACCCGCACCTACCCGCCAACTATGGGGCAGGAGGCGGTGCTGGCGTTGCTAGAAGCTTACCCCAAGCATCACGCTGTGATTATTGGGCTGGATAACTCAAACAACTTTAAGGTGGATCATCCGCGAGTGATTGATCTATTCAACTGCACCAAGGCTGTACGCTCGCTGTTCCCGATTATTAGCGGAGCTGACTTTGTTGTTGCGCCCGATAGCAGTGTCAACCACATGGCTGCTGGGTTGGATACGCCGTGTGTGTCGCTGTGGGGCAGCTACTCGCCCGCCGACAGAATGACTTATTATAGTAAGAACGTATCGGTGTTCAAACCCGATACTTGTCCACACGCGCCTTGCCGTCCGCACGCTGGGTTGCCACAGGCCAAGTGTAAGGATGCGAGCAATCGCACCCCAAAAACTCAATACTGGTGCAATGCTCTGCGGAATATAACAGCGCAGGATATTGTTGAGGCATCCAAAAAAGCAATAGAACTAGAAAGCAAATAACCTAACTGGCGTTGTGGTATGCAAGGAGATCTTGCATCGGGCGTTTCCTCAGTGTGTCTACCCCTTGAATCAGAGCCAGTTTGAATTTTAATATGAAGACAATAAAAGCGATAGAGACTGAATATAATTCTGTAAAGTACAGATCGAAGAACGAGGCTAGGTG